TAGTAGAGAACACAAATAAAGCGGCATTTGAAGCAGCAGTCAAAGTACAATTAGAACTTGGATGGTTAGAAACAAGTCAGTTAATAATAACAGACAACGGAACAACAAGAACTTATTCAAAAGAGTTTCAAAACATAAACAACGTAATTTAATCTACTATGATATTCATCCAAAATAAGCGTTTCAAGAAGTACGCAGGAATAACGATCAAAAACTTTTCACATCCTTATGCTAAAATGTACAACATAGAGCCTGAAGGAATAATCGTTGGTTATGGAATTAACCAGGTTATTGTAAGTTGTCAAAATGTTGATGGATGGCCAAAAGAAAATGTAAAGCAATTTATTTGGATTGATCCTATTGAAGAACTTGCAAATGAATGTGGTTATTGGTTTGTTAGTTTGAAAGAAATAAAAACAAGTTTAAGGAATGAGTTGATGAAAGAAATGGAAAATCTTAACGATGAACATTAATGATAAATACACAGCTTTATTTCAGATACTTGGTTGTTGGGATATAATCAAAAGTGAAACATTCAAAGAAGATTACACAGAAAAGGAACAGGACCACTATTTAAAACTAAGCAAGGTTGATACTGTTTTGGTTTCAGGGGGAAGGGATTCAGGAAAGACCTTTGGCACTTCTGTATTTTCAGCAATAGCAGCAAAAGATTATGGTCATCGAATTATGTACACACGATACACTATGTCAAGTACTGACCAATCCATTAGTAAATCAATTGAAAACCGTATTGAATTACTTGGAATAGAAGATTCATTTGATTCAATTAGCAATCATTATGTTTGTAAAGAAGGCAAAGGTGAAATTGTCATCACTGGACAAAAGACATCAAGTAATAAGCAGACAGCAAAAATGAAAGGTATTGAGGACTTCACAATATTTATTACAGATGAAGGTGAAGAATTACAATCATTTGATGATTGGGATAAAGCACGTAAATCAATAAGAGGTCAAGATGTTCAATGTTTGAGTATAATCATATTCAATCCACCAACAAAAGAACATTTCATTTACACTGAATTTTGGGAAGATATGGAAGTTGAAGAAGGTTTTTGTGGGATAAAAGATAATGTGCTTTACATTCACACAACTTACTTAGATAACTATGAACATTTAGCAGAGCATAATAAGCGTGAATATGATAAACTAAAAGAACAGTTCGATGAATATGAATCATTAAACACTGTTGAACGTGAAAACGCTTCACCTAAATTAAGGAAGAATTGGAAGAAATATAAAAGTGTTGCCAAAGGTGGGTTTTTAGAAATTGCGGAAGGTGTTATTTATGAAGATTGGCACAAAGGAGAATTTGACACATCATTGCCTTATTGTTATGGAATGGATTTTGGGTTTGATGATCCTGATGTGATGGTTAAATTGGCAGTTGATAATCAAAAGAAACTTATTTATGTTCACCAGGAGTTAAACAAGAATGGATTAGGAACAAATCAGCTTGGAGAAATATTAATTGAGATTGCAGGACATGACAACTTAATAATTGGTGATGCTGCACAAAGAAGGTTGATTAATGATTTATATAATCTTGGTTTGAATATTCGTAAGTGTAAAAAAGGACATGGTTCTGTTGGTAGGACCATTAAAGCTGTTCAAGGATATACACTTGTTGTTACGCCTGAATCAAGAGATGTACATAAAGCATTGAATAATTATGTTTGGCATGATAAGAGGTCAGGAGTACCAAGAAACGAGTATAAACACTTTCCTGATGCAATTGGTTATGGAGCAGTTGAATTGATGTATTTGTAACAACAAAAATAATATTGTAATTTAGTCAAATAATTTAGAGAAATGGGGAAAGGAAAAAAAAGAAATCCAAGCAATTTACATCCTTTTATTCCTGATAAACAAGGAAGTGGTCATAATTGGCATTCTTGGAATAGAAATAAGAATGAAGAATTGGCATTAAAAGAAGATATGAAACAACGCCAAATCAAAGGAAACAATAATAAACGTTAAACATCAACCTTAAATATAAATCAAAAACTTAAAATTATGAGTGGTAAAATTAATGAAGAATTAAAAAAATCAGTTGAAGAAGCAAATGAAGAAAAAACATTTGGTGAACAATTCGACTTTCAAAGTATCTTCAGAGTAAAAGAAAAGAAAGGATTGTATTATCCAATATCAGGAGTTAATAAATCAGGAATGATATGTGTTACAGGGATTTTTGGTTCAGGGGATAAGCATATAGCAAAAGCAGGTAATTTAATTTGTTTAGGTCATTTAGAATTTGCAACAACTAAAATGGTGAAAGTACAAGTTCCTAAACTTAAAAGCAAAATGAAGGTTGTTGGTGAAGAACTTGAAGAAGTAGAAATGGTTGAAATAGAACAATTGAAAAGACTTTCAATGTCAGAAGTGTTCACAAACCTTTCTAATTATTGTCTTGAATCAGAAGATTATGCATTTGAAAAGATTACGATTGAAAATTTAATGGGTTATATGTGTCCAAATTTTGATCCTGATGAATTCAAAAAGTATCATGCTGTTCAAGTACTTGGATGGTATATTGAAGTGACATTAAAATACAGCGCCTTAATTGACGATGCAGTTGAGAAAGGACACATTGAAAAAGTAGAAGAAACTAAAAAAGATTAATTATGGCATCAGGATATACATCAGAAATATTAAACGGAAACGTTAAAACATTAAAAGACTTTGTATCAGTTTGTGCAAAAGGATTTGGAGCAACTGCACATCAAAAAGATGAACCGTTAAATACTCCATTAAGAAATGCAGAACCAGGAAAGGCACATCCAAAGGCAATGCGTAAACTTAAAAAGCAGTTGAAGGAATTCAGGTTAATGACCGACAAGCAGCTTTATGATGATGAAAAGAAAGCATTGACCGACACAAGGAAACATTATTTGTCTAAAATTTTTGTGATAAAAGAAGCAAAGAAACAATGTTCTGCCTTATTATTGGAAGCACAATTATGGACCCCACCAACAGATGACCATAAAGTTGTTAAGGATATGATGGTTGAGGAATTAATGAAGGTGATTGATTTTGATTGTGATATTAATCCAGTAAATGAATTGATTGAAGATATTGACGGTAGAATATCCACTATTGATGTTAAATTAATAAGAGAGAATCAAATAAAATCGTTTGAACAGCAAATTGATTATCATACCCAATCACACGAATTAGATGTTAAACACGTTAAACAGTCAAACAATTGGTTGTCAGAATTAACCATGTCATTTGAATAAATAAAATTTTGTATTTTTGAACAATGGAATTTAAAGATGATAAAGAAGTAATTGACTTCATTAAGAAGCATAACAAAGTACAAAAGTGGGTTTCAGATGCTAGGACCAATCACAAAACACTTAGTGCATTAATACTTGGAAAGGATTTTCACGAAGTATTAATTGAAAAGATTGAAAAGATTGAATCAGCTGATCGATCAGTTGCAAGGAAAAAGTATTCTAAAGACATTAGAGATATGTTTGACAGAGTAATGCAACCAAGAGCAAATGTTTTTACTGTTTCGGGTGGTTCAGTTCACAACGACATAACCAATAAGCAGCAGAAAGAAAAGTTTATTGAATCATTGGCACACTTCAAAGGTCAGAAATCAATTAAGAAATATTTATCAGAAGATTTTTTCCGTTTGGGTGATACAGATCCAAACGGTTTATTGTTTTTGGAATATGTTGAAGATAAGGATATATGGCCCACTTACAAATCAATCAATGACATTAGGTATTATGAATCTAATGGTCAATTGTTAAATGTATTATTATTTGAACCAAAATCAGTTCAAAAGGATAAATTATCATTTATGATTTGGCGTGTTGTTGATGACAAAAAAGATTGGTATGTTGTTCAATCAGGTTCAACATATACAGTTAATGAAGAAAAATCATTTGAACATCCATTTGGTAACATTCCTGCAACGATTCTTTCAGATAGGCAATCTACTGGTTCTGAATTAAGAATTTCATCAGTATTTCCAATTGAAGAATTATCAAAAGATTATGCAAGAGATAAATCAGTTTTAACGATTTACAAATTTCAAAGTGGTTTCCCTATTCAATGGCGTTATATCAAAGAATGTCGAACTTGTCAAGGAATAGGAAAGACAGGAGAGGAAAAATGTAAAATTTGCAATGGAAGTGGTGAAATGTTAAAAAGAGATGTTACCGACATTCAAACAATTGAAATGCCACGTGATAGTGATTCAGCTATTATAACGCCAAATGTTGCAGGATTTGTTAGTCCTGATTTAGAAACGTGGGGACAGTATAAGACTGATTTAAGAGATAATGAAGAATTGATTGATTCAACTATGTGGGGAACAAAACGAATCAAAGAAGGTGGTAATGAAACGGCAACAGGAAGGTTTATTGATGTGCAACCTGTTAAGAATAAGTTGGACACTTTTTCAGACAATGCAGAATGGACAGATAACACATTATCTAAGTGGGTTGAAAATTGGGTAAATGGACAACCAAAAGAAAAAAGCGAATATTATAAAAGTTACGGAAGAAGATTTATTATTGAAAGTCCAAATGAATTAGAAGAAAAGTATAATAATGCACGAGATAAAGGAGCAAACAATACTATTCTTGATAAATTATTAGATGAATGGATTCTTTCTGTATATCAAAACAATCCGATCTTATTAGAAGAAATGCAAAAGAAAAGATTAGTTGAACCATATATTCACCAATCAATTGACCAGGTTAATTTGATTTTTGGAGCAAAGGAAGCAAACACAAAAGTTTTGTTTGTTAAGTTTTGGGAAATGGCAGACAAATCAAAAACAGTTGAGCAATTAACAAAGGAATTTTTAGCCGTTCCAAATCAAATTGAAAATCAAACGCAAACAATTATTAATTAAATTTATATAAAAATGAGCAATCAAAGCACAATGGTAGTTGCTACCAAGTATCAGTTAAAAAATCCTATTTCATTAAAAAGTGGAACGTGGGATGAGAAAGGTCACAAAGAAGAAATCAGAACAAGCATTGTTCCAAGAGCATTTGTTGAAGAAAGAAACAGTCACAAGAACAATGAAATTTATGTGATTGATGAAGAAGCAACAGCAGAGATGTTGATTAAAAGGGAAGAACAAATAAAGTTAAACGAAATTAAAGCAAAAAGAGAAAAAATGTCAACTGCTGATTTAGTTGAAGCTGTTCAAGGTAAAACAAAAGAAACTGTTGTTGAAAAAGTTATCAAAAAAGAAGTGATTGTTGAAAAGGTTCTACATTCTTTGACTAAAGAAGACATTGAAGCAAATCCAATCTTATCTGAAAAAGGATTTAAAAAAGGTGATAAAGTTGAATTGGATGCAGAAGGAAACATTTTATTTTAATCTAAATAATCTATTATGAGAATTATAAAA